TCAGTTCCTACAGTTGTTGTGCTTCCTTCAACTACTAGATTTCCTATTACAGTTAAATTGCTTCCTATTTTTGCATCTCCGTAAACGTGCAGATTTAATCCTGCTTCTGGAGTAACTCCTATACCTACTTGAGTTGTAGAAACCCACATAGGAGAGTTATTACCAAAACCATCAGTTAACTGTTTAGCTGAGGTTGTTATATTTCCATTGTCAGAGAACTTAACAAGAGCCTGATAGGTATTTTTTATTTTATTTCCTGAAAGAGTAGCCATTATTCAAAACAAGTTGGTTGTGAATCAATATGTAAAGTACTCTCGTTTGCCGTATCACCAAACTCGGTGCTACAGTATATTTTTCCCCAATTTATTGTGTTTGCCATCTTTGTTTAATTTTTGTAAGAAAGAATCTAGCTTAATTACATTACTTTCTTTAGGTTTATATGTTTTTATTTTTTTGTACTCCATTAAAGTACCCAAGAATTAAAGTTAACATCTTTATCTGGATACATTTCTCCATTTGTTGAAGAAACATATTCTGGAAATAAAGTGCTATTATAATCCATGTAATCAACAAATCTTCTAGTATAAAATTCTGCTGTTTCAGTAACTTTAGATAACATCATTCTCATCTCTTCAAGAGATATTGTCTCTGAGTTTTCACTTCTATGTTTAAATACACCTCCATTACTAATTTGATACATAGCAAATGGTAAGTAAGAGCTTTGTGTAAACCAAACCAACATAGGTTTTATATAGTCATCTAATAATGATTTATAATCTGAATTTGTAGCATCACTAATAGTGTCATTAATTATTAATGTTTGTAGCTTCTTATAAAGTAACCCTCCTAGATAGTTTTGAATATGTGTATCTTGTGCTACTTCTATAAATTGTATTAATTTATCAGCATCTACATTACCATCTATTATAGATTTTCTTTTTAAGTCATTTATCGTTATGAAAAGTGCTTTCTGTGCCATAATTATTTAGTTTTTGGGTAAGCACCTCTGTTTGGCATATCTACTGGTCTAATTTCGACTTCTTGAGGATTGTTTGGTTCCTTAAATCCGTCTTGTACAGCATCTGAAGCTTCAACTTCGGTATCTGGTGTTACTTTCTTTTTATATACTCTTCTTTCCCAGAAGTGGTGACAATTTTTACCTCCTTTGAACTTAAAAAGGTTGTATTTACTTTTGTTATGCCCTAATTCACTATTTAAACCTTTAAAAGACATTAAAGTAATATCTTCTTTTCTAAATACTAAATCTTTAGATGTTAATACCTCCATCTTCTTACAAAATACCCTGCTTTTATCAGAGTTTCTTACAGGAGAATAAGCATATCTTACTTTATATCCTGAATTATCTTGTCCAGAACGCTTATTAGGACTAGCGTCATCTTCAGAAACGCTTAATTTAGTTAAATCAAAGTCCTCATTCTTATCGTTTACAGCTTCGCTATGTATAAGCTCCCATTCACTAGAGATAACCTCTCCTAGGCTCTCTAATTGCGTATACAGGTCTTCTGCACCATCATCTGATAAGTCTAACTCTTCTTGTGAGCTTAATTTCTCTCCAGTTTCCTCTTCTCTCTTAACTTTAGTAGAAATATTATCTAACTCTGTAAACTCTATTGGCTGTAGCGTTACAAAGTATAGATTAAGGTATATTTTATTGAAAGAAAGTATTTCATTTAATCCTTCAATGATTCCTTGCTGAAAAGGTCTAATAACAATGTTATCCATAAGAATAGAAGCTGTTCTAAGCTCTTCTGCATTGTTGCCAAACCCAGTATTATCCTTTATACCTAATAATATAGGAGAAACAATACCATGACCAAGCATTATTTTTTCTCTACTCTCATCAGCTAAGAACTGATATTGAGCATGAGCATCTGGAAGATGAATAGGCTGTAAATCTGCTTGAGTTTCTGCTGATTCATTAAAAGTAAGTATAAATTTACCTGCATTTGAAGAACCACTAAACTTATCGTATATTTTATGCTCAATTAACTCTTGAGTTTCTTCATTTGGTACACCATTATTAAAATTAACTAATAAAGATGGCTGTAAACCATTTTTAATGTTATTTATATGATAATTACTTACTTCCTCTTCTAATTCAGCATATTGTAAGCAAGATTGGTAGTCTACTGGAGAATAGTAATAGAATCCTGACCTATAAGGCTTAAATACATATATTTCTATAACTTCTCTCTTTGAACCATTACCAAAAGAAGGTATTCTTTTAGGTTTATCACTAGGAGCCATTTCTGACCATTTAGGGTGATAGTAATAAGCTTCTATTTGACCCTTTTTAGCTTTCTCAGCCCTTAAAGTTTCCATAGGAAAATGTAAAACCTTAATTATAGAAGTTTTTTGTTTATTATATATTACTTGAACAGCAGACTGACCAAGCATTTTGTAATCATTAACAACCCTTCTTAAATCCTTAGGCTTTAATAACATTTTCATTTTAGTATACATCTCAGGCTTAACTTCGCTATCTGTAGCTTCTAAACCTCTTCCGTATATCATATCAACTATACCATTTATACATCTAGCATTAGTTGGACTTCCTAAGTATTTATCTATAAGTTCATCAAAATAATCATTGCAATCTCCATATTGAATCCAGTCTTTTCCGTAAACTTCTTTTATCTCTGGTATTTCATATCCAGAAAGATTAACTACTCTAATATTTTTATTTTCCATATTATATTACTATATATTCGTCTTCAGACCCTTCACCATATTGGTCGTATTCGTTTGTATTTAATGTATGTATTTCTTCATTGTCTGTTTGAGCAGTTGCATAAGCTTTATCTCTATACCATAAAGCACCTGTTTTGTCAAACTCTAAATAATAAGAACTTCCTTCTTTTAAAAACGTAGCTAATGCAGCAGAAACTAATGTTACAGATACAAAATTTTCGTTATTTGTAACTGAAGCAGGAAGGCTAGTTAATCTTTCACTTTTGTTTGTTCCATCTTCTGTTATAGTAAGGTTTACAATATATGAACCAAGGCTTGATAGGGGTGAATAACTTCTAGGAATTATCTCAATTGTTTGTGAAGCCGTGCTTGGAAGTAATCTTATCATAATAAGATAACTGAAAAGTGTCGATTTTGTTTTATATAGAAAAAGCCCCAATTAAGGGGCTTTATATCTTCTATGTTTAAGAACTTACTACGTTTAAGAATCTACTACAGTAAATCCAACAGATGCAGGGTCAGACTCCATAAAATTAGCTGGAGCTTTTTCCATTCCTGTTAAAGTTAAAGTGTATCCACTTAAATCTCCCATAGCTCCACCTGTAACAATAGTTCCTCCTGAAACATCCATTCCATGCTCTATTCCAGCTAGGAAGTAGTTTCCGTTGTTATCTTTTATGATAACGTGAGGTCTATTGAAAGACAAGAGTTTTAACTCTTTGTGGTCTGCTATAGTTAGTTTGTGTAGAGTCAATTCTAAAACTTGCTCGAAAGCAGTAGTTCCATTTTCTCTACTCGCTTGGATATTTTGTGTAAAAGAAGAAGTTCCTTTAATGTCATATTCGTATGCAGATGGAGTTCCAGTAATGGACTCTATGGCATCTGTATTCGTTGTATCAAAAGTAATTGTTGAATACAAAGAAGAACTATAATTAACAAAGTAAACTTTATCTAATCCACCAACACTATCCTTGCAGGGTTCTGTTCTATATAGCGTTAAATTACAAGACATATTATTAGTTTTTTAAAGTTAGTATTAAAAGGGTGAGTGGTTAAGCCCACCCTTTATTTAATTATTATTAAGAATTTACTCTGTATACGATATCTCCTCCGATTCCGTATTGTACTCCACTTGTAAATCTCATGATTACTCTTACATTTTGAGAACCATCTAAGTCACCCATATCGATAACTTTTACTTCGTTGTGGTCAGATAAAAGACCTGTTCCAAAGTATAGGTTAGATTTTTCAGCAGCAACAGCAGTATCGTCAGCAAGACCATTTGCAACAAATAGTTTTACACCATCGAAGCTTAATGAACCATTGTTCCACCATTGAGTTCCTTGAGAGTTTGTACCAGCAGCACCTAATCCAGAAGCTCCAAATCCACCTAAAGCTCTTACATAAGCTCTAGCAATGTTTTGTGATACATATACATACATATCTTCTTGTCCGTATAAAGAAGAAGGAATTGCATCTACTATAGAGCCTAATTCAGAGATTACGTTAGCAGAAGTAATTGCAGAACCAGTTACATCTATAACATCAGAATCAGCAGCTAATAAAGTAGAGAATCCATCAAATTCACCAGCATTAGCATTAACACCACTCCAAATGTTTTGCTCAGTTTTCTCAGCAACTTTAGCAGCAACGTGAGAAATTAAGAAATCACTAAATTTTGGAGGTAATTTGTCAAATGTAGAATATCCCATTTGTACAGCTTCCCAGTCTGAACGGAAGTCTTTTTTACATAGTTCAACATTAACTTGAAATTCTTCTGGTTGAAGGATTCTTTCTGTTAATGTAACTGAACCTGTATCAGCAAAATCACAAGAAGCATTAGCAATAAGACCGCTTGTTGCAACCTTTTTGATTATCTCTTTGAATTTTACATTAGGTTTTACTGAAATTCCACCATTTTCGATAGTAGAACCAGATAATAACGCAGCAGAAATATACTTTCCAGCAAATTCTCCAGCATAAGTACTTGTAATTGAAGTTGTAGTAGCCATTTTTTATTATTTTAGTTTTGGTTTATTATGAAATTTTGTTTAGTACTCTATCCATTATTGTTTGTGGTCCTTTATTACCATACAAATGAACATTGTTTTTTTCTACGTTAGATTCAGGAGAATGAGCAATAGGCTCGGCTTCTGATTCTTGAGAGGACAACTCAACTTCCTCTTTTAACTCTTCTGGAACTTCAGGAGATTTTTCTTTACTCATTGATTCCATTAATTGGTCATACATAGCTTTCATTTCAGCAATCGCTTTAGAAAGTTCTTCTTTAGTAGCGTACATTTCCTCTTCTTTAACTTCTTCCTCTTCTTTTACGTCTTCTTCAGAAACTTCGTCTTTCACTTCTTCGATAACTTCGTCTTCTGCTAATTTAACCTCTTCTTGTACTTCTATCTCTTCGACTTTTTCTTCAGTCTCAGATAGTAAGATTTTCTTAAATTTGTCTACGATATCGGTAGCTTTCATATATTATTGATTTAAATTAATAGTATAACTTGATAACCTCAAGCTTTTATTTTTGTTGTATTTTTAGTTAGCTGCTATACAAGCATCGCAGTCATCATACAAAGTAGATGATTCTACATGATGTTCTCCACTTGCAGAAACATTAAGAACAGTATAACAATTACTATGACCTGTATTTTCAAATTGTAAATAATAAACATTACCTACCACAAGTTCAGTTCCGTGTAAATGAATTTCTTTTTTCATAGAATGACCACACCTTTGCACTCTATAATAATATTCATCTCCAACGACAGCATGACTACTTATGTTACCTATACCTTGAGCCTGTAAAGAACCATCACAACATTTTACCGAATAGGTACCATCTTTACATAAACAACCTCTTCTTGAAGAACTAGGACTTGTTCTGCTTGGTGTTTTTTTGTATTTTCTTCTCATATTATTTTTTCTTCACACAATTAGGTCTTCTTTTACCATCTATTATTTGATAACCTTTTTGCTCATAGCCATCCCAACAAGGACTTTTACTATTCTTCCCCGCTTCTACTGAGTGTTTTTCACAAGGCATATACCATTTCTTTCCTTCATAATCATGCTCGTGTATACCTTGACATCCTAAGTCATCTGACATTTCCATAGCTTTTTCTTTTGTAGAATAAGCCAATCTATCATTTATTATTGCATAGTCTTCATTTATTTTCATTGAAGCCATCTTTAAAGAATCTACAGGTTTTATTTCTCTGTCTATTTCTTTTAGCTTCTTTGAAGCCCAGTTTATACCTGCATCTCCACCCCAAGCATCCCATAGTAATTTACCACAACCTTCAGAATAAGGAACGTCTTTATCTCTTCTAAATCTAACATAAGAAGCCATTTGAGATATTATACATCTTGATATAGGTTCTTTCTTGGCTAACATTTGAGAAACTTGCCATCCAGCCTTAGTACCACATTGTGACTTATTATCTATTTTATATTTCAATGCTCTTAATGAGTTTTTATGAGCAGCATCAGGATAATCCTTAAATTTATCTTCAGCAAGAGTTAAAGCATTACACTCTAAAGAATCTTGTAGTTGTAATTCAAAGTCATCTATTTCAGACATCTCTTTTTTATCTATTTGCTTTAGTTTAGATATTGCCCAATTAACACCAGCACTACCTCCCCAAGCATCCCACATAATGCCACCACATCCTTCTGAATATGGCACATCTTTGTTTTGTTGATGCCTTTTAAACGAAGCCATTCTTGCAATCGTTGACCTTGTTAAATTAGATTTTGATGCTAACATAGAAGCTCTTCTCCAGCCTACAGGAGTTCCGCAAGAACTACCATTTTCTTTCTTCCATTTTAAAGCTCTCTTTGCATTGTTTACAGCCGCTTGAGGATAGTCATTATAAGATTCTAATTCTATCTCTTGAGACTCTAAGAAAGCTTCTTCTATCTCATATAATTTAGATAATGCTTCCATTTCATCAAAGTCTTCTTCTACACTTTCTTTTGGTCTTTCATCCAGTTTGTCAGCAAAGAATCCTTCTATAGAAAATCCTTTTACTTTTCCTTCTTTTACAAAGTCATTCCAAATTTCATCATTGTTTACTTTTACAGAAACCATCCAAGTTCCTACAGGTAAACTAAATCCATACTTTCTTGATTTGTCTTTCTTTTTGTCTTCAATAATCCAAGATTCTACAACAGATAACCCATTGAGTTTAACGTCATGTTCTAGTGTTGAATTATTTTGTTTACCTCTTGACAAGAACAGCTCAGATGCTTTTCTTACAGTATCTTCACTAAAGAATATGTTATATTCTTCTTCTCCGTTGATTCTTAATATTTTTTTATTAGGTATTAAAGCAGCACCCATAAGGATTCTTTTTTCCCTATCTACTTCAGCAAGTTTAACTTGTTGTTTTTTAAGTGCAATAAAATCTTCTTCTATTGCTGGGTTTTCGACAACGCTTATAGCTTCTATTCCACTAAATTCGTTTTCTTCGTCTATGTATAGTTCAATGGTTTTCATAATATGATAACTTTTATATTTATGTTTTGTTTTATTTATCCTAAAGCAGATTCTGCGGATGTTTTTCTGTCTAACTCTTGAGCAGAAGTTACTTCTGTACTAACTACATAAGCTCTAAAAGGTCTGTCCTGAGCTCCAGTAACCGCTTCTGCAATTTGACTTGTTCCTCCAGCACCTACTACGTTGAAGCTCGGTGCAGATACAGACATAGAAGCTCCTCCTCCAGCACCACTCTTAGCACCAGCAACAGGAAGTTTAGTAGACATAATTTCTTGTACTTGTTTTAAACCAAAAACCCCTGTAGCAACTGCCGATGCAATATTCCAAGGACCATAAGGTTTAGCTCCTAAAGCAGCAGTAACCGCTTCTTTTGTATTCATAATAGCCATAGCTACAGCAACTGCCTTACCTACAGCAGAGCCTTCTCCAGCAATAGCCATCATAGCTTGAGCCACTTTATTAGCTATAGCAAGTTTTGTTTTTTCTTCTTTTCTCTTTAGTTTTGTTTTTAATCTTTCTTGCCTATTTACCTCATTGGTTTCTTTTTCCATTAAGTCTACATAGCTTTTGTTAGCCAATATTCTCTCTGCTATTTCATCTTTTATATTTTGCATTTTATTGTTATGAATTTCTTCGCTTAACAATTTTTCATTTGATATTTTATTCATTTCATTTTCAGCCATAGTCACATCAAAAGCCAAAACATCCTCTCTTTCTTTTGCCATAAAATCAGCTTGACGTAGTCTTGCTTTTTGCAAATCATTTATTCTTTCTATGTCAATAAGGTCATTTGTTTCTTCTATCTTCTGTATCTTAAATTTA